AGATTACGTTTTCTTTGTTCAATCATTCTTGATTGATTAGAAGATTGATTATTTAATCTATCAGATTTATTTGTTTCTCTACTTTTCTCTCTTTCGTCTAATTGACTTTGCTCTACACCCTTTAATTGCATTTGATAATTAAACTCAACCTCCATTAACTTGGATTTTAATTGAACTTCCATTTGCATTTTTTGAATCGCCATCTGACCTTCAGCAGTCATTGTTTCCATTTTTGCAGCTGACTGAGCTTGAGCTATTTGCATTTGCTGTTGAGCCGCTGCTTCTTGAGCTTGCATTTGTTGTTGCGCCTGCATCTCTTGTTGTTGCATTTGCATTTGCTGTTCTCTTTCTTCTTTTTGTTTACGTTTTAATTTTAATAACTGATTAGCCATTTTTAGATTATGAATCTCTCTAATATCAATAGCGTCTTCTAAACTTATATTTTTTTGAGATAAAGCCATTTGAATGTTTTGCTCTAACATAGCTTTTTCCTCTTCATCTGGAGACATTTCAATAAATATTCCAAAATCATATAAATACAAGTTTTTTATATCTTCAATAATTTGAAGATTATATTTACCAATTTGCATTGCAAACTCATCTTTAAAATCAGCATACTCTAATATATCAGCCATTCTAATAGATAAGCATTCAGCTAAACTTCTTGTCATATATAAACTTGCTTGTAATATATGTCTTGTAGCTGTATTTGAATTTAATGCAGCTAATTTATTAACACCAACTAAAGAATTAGGATCAGGACTTGATCCATCACGAGCTTCGTTTAGTCCTGTTACAGATCTAATCATATCTAAATAATGATTATAATTGCCTATAAGCATTTGCATTTTACCTGCTCCACTTGAAGCTGTTAATTGAGTAATTGGAACTTTTGCATTATTATATTCACCATCCTGAGTATAACTTCTACCAATAACACTACCTGTTTGAAAGTATAATCGTAAAGCATCCTCTGGATTGTATGCAGCTCCAGTACCTAAATCTACCTCATTTAATCCATCAGCATCAATAAAAACACCATCAGGAACTACACGAGAAACAACTTGTTGAATTTTTAAATGCGTCATTTGAATTAAATCCGCAAACGGAATCATTCTACGAACTAAAGATTCAACAGCTCCTTTGTACATTCTTGGCGCGCAAGCTATATAATTAGGTCTTGCATATTGATTTGCTGATTTTGGTCTAACCATATTTTCACTCAATTTCCATTGAAGCATAATATTAGTACCCATAACCATTACACCATCATACCAAACATCAATTCTTTTAGTAACTTTTTCAAAGCCACCTTCATCCATCATTTCTTGAGGAGGATTAAATTCATCTGTTTTTTCTACAGTTTTAAATGTTCCATCAGCCATTCTTTTCTTCTTGTAAACAAAAGAATTTGTAGATTTATAATTAAAATACAACAAGGTAGCTGTGTCTCTATGAAACATACTATTGTTGTAAGCTTGTGCGTCATTATAATACTGATACCATGATTGACTATATTTAGATATTTCATCTAAATCTCCAAGAGATAAGTCTGGATCTATTTTAATTAACTCTCCAATTGGAACAGTTTTAATTTCTCCCCAATAAAAATTATCTTTAAAATAAGGATCTTCAGTATAACTATAAACCACATTAGCTGGATCAACATAATCAATTTGAACACCAGAACCTGGTAAAAACATATGTTTACATATACCAATACCTAAAACAGTTTGATCATAATCACATCTTTTTCTAATATCTTGGTAATGATTTTCATCTAACAAAGTATTAATACCAACCTCTTGAGCAATCTCAACAGCTGGTTTAAACTTCATTTGCATATACAACTCTAACTCCTCATCGCTTCCTGGTAGATCTTCTTCTGCTACCGAAAAAACAGGGATTCCAAATTGTTTCTCTAACTCTTTTAAAACAGGTGCGGCCACCATATCAGCTTGAACCATGTCTTGAAAAATATTTCTTTTTTCTGCTGACATTGCATCTTGCGCATACGTTTTAACTTTAAATAATCGATCAGACATACCATTAACAACTATATCCACAAATTTTGGAATAATTGGAACTGGAGTCCAGTCTAAATTCAAGTGACTTAAATCACCATCTACTGATATTTCATTTTTATATTTAGCAATAGACTGTTCACCTCTTGCGTATAATCTTAACCTATTAAAATCTGCCCATTGATTATAAAACCTACATGAACCACTATCTCTCCTAAACCACTCGTACTGAATTGCTTGACCTACTTGAAGTCCAAATTCCATTGTTTTTTTAACGGAGTCTGAAGCAAATTGATCAGGAAAAGCAGCAGAGTTAACTTGTATGTTTACATCTTTCATTTATTAAGTAATTGACTAACCGAGGCTGTGTTATTATATCTTGCAAAGTTAATGCTTATTTTCGATTTTTCTTTAGTAGGAGTGTACAGGTGTTTTTGATTAGCCATTATTGCTAAACCAGAACTAATAGAAGCATCAAACTTAGTTCTATTGCTTATATCAAATTTCGCCCAATCCTCTAAGGTTCTATGAAAATTCATTACACCCATATCATCTTTATCTCTATACGATCCTTCCATATCTAATCCCACATACTTTTCTATATACGATTCTATAGCAGAAGCGTGTGATTGTTTTACATCTTCGCTGGAGTTAGGAATACCGCCTAATTCTTTTTCAGTTTTTGATAATTTATTAAAAACCTTATCAGGCCTATTAACACTAAACCCACGATAACCTCTATTTTTTAAATGATACAATAATCGAGGTTTATTGTTTTCACATAATATTGGCATACCATAAAATACTATCGCCATTAAAACATCTTCAAAAAACAGTTCAGCAGTTTGAGGACGAGCTATGTATTCTAAGAAAAATTCATTACTTGGAGCATTATCCATATTAAACTTTGTTAATCCATGTAAAGAACCGTTAGATCCTTTACCGACAACTACCCCTGATATATCATAAGAATCACATCCAAATGTACCTACATGTTCATTCCCTGGATATTTTTTACCATTCTTATTTATAACATTGTTTTGCAACGCTTTTTCTGGTAACCAAGTTACAAAAAATCTACCTCTTTTATTAGGCGTCCAAATTACCCTACTATCTTTAATTCCGTTCTCCCAAGAAAAAGATCCCTGTGTTACATATCGGTCAGTAATTAAAGAATCATTGTAATCAATTTGTTGATATATCTTAGTAAGATTAAATATAGACTGCTTGCTTTCATCTCTAAAAGCATGAGACTCTGATCGAGGAAATTGTCTGTAAAATTCATTTAAAGCATCAGGATCTTGTTTTAAAGAATCTACTTCATTTTCCCAATAATCAACAGCACCTTGAAATATAAATTCATTGTCTATTCCTAAAATTGGTTTTTCAGGAGATCTAAAAACTGGCATCCCATATCTATCAATAAAACCCTCCATGTTCCATTCCATAGGGATAAAAAGTGAATATAACCCACTTTTTGTTTGACCATTTGAATTTCTTTTAGTGCAGTCTGAATCATTGTATAATTTTTTAAAATTAGAACCACCTTTATCTAAGGCATTTGAAGTTGAACCCATCATACATTTACCTATAACCTTGCTACCTAAACGCAAACAGGTTTTTGTAACCCTCCAGTTATTTAAAATATTATCAGGACGCTCCCATTTACCACTCTCATCATGCAAAAGTAATTGTAATTTTTCTCCATCATAACTGTTGTCTCCAGTATTTTTCCAGTCAATAGTTGTATCTAAACCTTCAAGTTCTTGATCTTCAGTTAAATACATATTTTTTTTAGTGATCTTAGAAGCAGGAACTCTATATGCTAATTCTGTTTTAGGTTTATCCATACCATCTTGTATGGGTTTAAAAAAGAAAGGGTAGTTATTAGATATAGGAACTATTTTATCTGTAAACATTTTTTTAGCATCCGAACCAGTTTTAGATAAAACACCTATACGAGCATCTTTAGTAATAGTCCCAGTGTTAACACCTTCACACGATGCCATAAATGAAAACCCAGAACGTCTAATTTTTAAATAGTCCATTCCAAAACTTCGTTTATCCGCTTTACAAGCTTCCCAAAAAATATAAAAAATTCTATTTGCTTCTCTAAAATCTGGTAATCCAATATCTATTTTAGTCCATTGCAAATACATATAATGTGTACCTGTGATATAAGTTGGAACACCTTTGTTTAAAAACCAACATCCTTGTTCTCTATAATTAAACTGAGTTTCTATGTAATCAACCCATTCGTTTTTAAAACTTGCAGGGGTGTCATGCCATTGAAATATAGATTTAATTTTTTTTAATTGTTTAGGAATTTCTGTTGCTTCCCAATATTGCTCTTCTTTTTTTTCTGATCTTTTAATAAAGCTTTTAGGAGCTTTAGGTAATGCTATATTTAATCCACTTATATTTATTATATTTTCAATTTGACCTGTTTTTGAAATTACAACAAAATTATATTTCTCATTATATCCATAAGTCCATGATTTAGCTTTGTTTTTTATAGACAAAACATTTTTTGGAACTATGTTAACAAGCTCATTATATATTTTATTTTGAATTTCTTTCTGCAAATCCTTTTGGTGTATTACTTATTTTAGTGTCAACTCCTTCCAACAAGTCTTTTTCTTCTTGTATTCTTTTTAGTATTTCAAATGCGTCAAATATTGCTAACTTTTTTGTAGCAGCAGCATTTTTTAATTTATCCGCAGCCAGATCATCTTCGCTATCGTATTTAATAATGTCTGCTTTTGCAACTTTAATTAATTGATGAACAGCTAATTCACCAGCTTTTATAATCTCTTTTTTTATGTTTTTTATATCCATCTTGATTTCGATTATATTTAAGTTTTAATTTATCTACTTTATCTTCCCAATCAGAATTTTTTTTATTAATTTCTTTCTTATTCATAATCAGAAACTTTATAAAACATTACAAAAGCTTTCCTTCCTTCTTTCCAAGATACGTTAGGATATTTACTGTGAAAATAACTTGAGGGATAAGAAACTAATCTATTTTCTTCGTAACCAACTACAGTGCTTAACCTCCATTTTTCTAAAGTATTTGCATCTACTTTTATCATTTTATCATACTCTTCATCTGTAATATCTTTAGGTATTTCTCTTCCATATATATCATGCTCCCATAATGCAGTACCATGAAGTTCTTCTTTTTCTCTTGGAGATAAATAAAGAACCAATGCTCTGTCAGGTTTTTCTCCATTAATATTTAAGTCAGAATGAATACGCCAAGAAACATCTAATTTATCTGTAGCAATTCTAAAAAAACTTAAAATATTTTTAATTTCCTTGCCTTCAATAATAGATATTTTTTGTGTTATATATTTATCAAACTCTTCATTTGATTCTTGAATATGGAAATCTTTATCTCCAGCTTTTATTTTTTTAAACTCATTTTCGTCTAAATATTTATTAGCTATTTCAAAAAGATTTTTTTGTACAAAATCATCTACAATATATATCATAAAGA